GGTAAAACTACCATCGCTAAAGCACTCTGTGATCAGATAGGTGCATCCTATATTATGATCAATGGATCTGATGAGGGTAGGTTCCTTGACACTGTTAGGAACAGGATCAGAACATTTGCTTCGACTGTCTCACTGACATCTGGAGCATCCCACAAGGTCGTTATTATAGATGAAGCAGACAACACAACCAACGATGTTCAACTCTCGCTCAGAGCTGCTGTGGAGGAGTTCCATAGTAATTGTAGGTTCATATTTACTTGCAACTTTATTAACAAGATCATTGAACCCTTACACTCTAGGTGTACCGTTGTTGATTTTCGTGTAAAGAATGGACAGTCTGTAGTATTGCAGGGTCAATTCTTTGAAAGACTTAGAACTATTTTGAAGAAAGAAGATGTTACATTTGAAGATAAAGTTCTGGCTAAACTTATTAGGAGGTATTATCCTGACTGGCGTAGGCTTATCAATGAGTGTCAACGCTATGCTGCTAATGGATCCGTTGACTCTGCTATACTTGTTGATGTCGCTGATGTTAATTTTGACAATCTACTTGCTTCGTTGAAGCAGAAAGATTTTAAGACTGTTAAAACATGGGTGGTTCAACACATGGACAATGACCCTAGTATGATTATGCGTAAGATTTATGACAATTTATACGATGTCCTAAAACCCAATTCAATTCCTGAAGCGGTGTTAGTTATCGCAAAGTACATGCGAGATATCTCAAACGTACCTGATCAAGAGATCAATATGCTTGCTTGTCTGACCGAAATAATGATGACTTGCGAATTCCGATAAAGTGTGCTAAATTATTATAGCAAGTGGAGTTTCCCATGACTGAATTAAAGAGACCAAACCCTTACAATGCCAACAACACAAAAATCACTGAAGACACCGCTACGCTATCCAGGAGGCAAGAGCAGAGCAGTAGTAAAGCTACTCCAGTACCTCCCAGACCTTTCCCAGGTAAAAGAGTATAGAGAACCGTTCATAGGTGGTGGGTCAGTCGCATTAGAAATTACAAAAAGGTATCCTCATATACAGGTTTGGGTCAATGACCTATACGAACCCTTGTATAATTTCTGGTGCGAACTGCAACATGATGGTGAAAAATTACAGAAAGAATTGCTGAGTCTGAAGGGTACTTATTGCAATCAAGATTCAGCAAGATGTTTATTTCAATCTATGAAGGAGGTTATTAATGATAAAGAAAAGTCGAATTTCGAAAGAGCAGTTGCTTTTTATACTGTTAATAAGTGCAGTTTCAGTGGTCTCACTGAGTGCTCCTCATTTTCAGGGCAAGCATCGGATTCCAACTTCTCCATTCGAGGGATTGAAAGACTCGTGGGATACCAAGAGCTCATCCAAAACTGGATCATTACCAACCACTCCTACGAAAGACTTCTAACAGCAGACTGGGATAGGAAGGGTCATTTTGTATACATGGATCCACCATATGATATCAAAGACAATCTCTATGGTAAGAAGGGTGGTATGCATAAAGGATTTGACCACGATAAGTTCGCAAAAGATTGTGATGAATACACCTCACCTATGCTGATCTCTTACAATTCTGATCAAATTGTTAAGGACAGGTTCAAGGAGTGGACAGTTGCGGAATTTGCACATACATACACCATGAGGTCTGTGGGGTGCTATAATAAAGATCAAGCGTCCCGTAAGGAGTTAGTCCTTTTAAATTATGAAATGTGAAGTGAAACTATACGTTGCTGGAACAGTCTTTACAGAGACAGTACAGGCACGTGACTATCAAGAAGCAAGACAAGTCGCACTTGCTCGTAATCCTAACGCTAAAGTTATGGGTGTGAATGCATCATTCAAATGAGTAACCTAAAGGAGAAAATTAAAGTAGCAGAAGATCGTATCAAAGAACTTCTCTTACTAATCAAACACTGGAAAAAACAGGAGGATTCCAAATGATATTTCTATCAAACCCACCAGTATATTTCTTACCAGGAACATGGGTAAAGAATGCTGATGGTACTATCATCCCACATGGTCATCTAGCAGCTGGTCCTGCCTTTGCAGTTTTCATGGGTTTGTTTGTGGTGGTACTTATGGCCTATGGTATCTACATGACGTTTGGATCTGGTGGTAAGGATCTCAGAGATGAGATTGCAGAACATTCTAAGATGCACGAACTGGGTATAGCACACAAGCACGACTGACATGTATCAACTTAAAGATTATTTGTACTCCATCAATCAATCGAAGAAGAACCTGATGGATGGTGATGTTGATGCTGAGAAAAAATACACCCCTTACATCGTGAACAGATGTCTTTCATCGTTCACTGATGCTATTCTTTATGCCAATGAAATCAATAAGTCTTCCCATCTTCCTAAGAAGATGCAGTATGACTTTTACATAAATAGTTTGAAGCCTAGAAAGCGTTTTTCGCCATGGGCACGTAAAGATTCTATTGATTATCTTGATGTAGTTAAAGAGTATTATGGTTATAATGATGATAAAGCTCTTCAAGCACTCAGAATTCTCACAAAGGATCAACTTGAACATATCAAATATTCATTGAGAAAGGGTGGCAAAAATGAGCGTCGAAACTGAGATCCAGTGGAAACAATCAGACATGATTGAAGTATTACTGAGTGAACCTGATGATTTTTTAAAGGTCAGAGAGACTCTAACTAGGATTGGTGTAGCATCTCGTAAAGAAAAAAAGATCTATCAGTCCTGTCATATTCTACATAAGCAGGGCAAGTATTTTATAGTTCACTTCAAAGAACTATTCGCTTTAGATGGTAAGAAAACAAATCTAAGCACTAACGATGTACAACGTCGTAATAGAATTATCCAGTTGTTATCTGACTGGGGTTTGATTAAGATATCTGATGCTGATAAGGTCGTTGACTTAGCACCTTTAAATCAAATCAAGGTTCTAGCATTCAAAGAAAAGGATGACTGGACATTAGAAAGTAAGTATAATATTGGTAGGAAGAAGACAGACCCTTCATAATGCAAATTATTGATAATGATCTTAATCATCTTGTAATTCATAAACAAACTGATAAGATACACCGTTGGAAAACTTGGGAACCTAAGTCACCTTTTGCACCTTATGTAGATGCACATGTTTTCTGTGATGAGTATGATTCTTTACTCGCAAAAGAAATACTGGTCATAGCAAATCAGACTTACTTGGGTCAGATAGAGGAGTCAAAGTTTTTATCTGCTGCTAACTGGAAATCTTTATGGACTAAGTATAATGTTTTTACTTGGTCTCATTCAGTCTTTAAAATATTAAGAGATCGTATCTACTATAGTTACGTTGAGTATTGTAAAGGTGTTGATATAAAACCTTTAGATAGAAAAGATATATGGATCAGAGGATGGCTTGCTAGAGTAGAATCAGGACAAAGTATTGGAATGCATTCCCATGCCTTACATGAGAATGCTTTTGTTAGTGGAAACATGTCACTACACAGTCTTAATCCATACACCACTACAGACTATTGGATACCATTGTTCAGTTTATATCATGGGTATTTCCAAGTTAAGAATGAACCAGGTGTTGTCACTTTGTTTCCTTCATGGTTACAGCATAGAGTTGATACTAATCAAAGTTCTAAGGTTCGGTATACCCTAGCTTTCGATCTTTTTAATGAATACAACTTCAAATATATCAGGAAAACCGAAACTTCTGATACGGATCTTGCGAAAATAATACTGTTGTCAACTAAGTTATAGTATGATTAAATAGTAGTGTCGCCGTAAGGGACACAAACACACTCGCTTAATAAGGAGAACTATCATGGGTAACCTAACAAGGTATCATGCTGCGGATTTACCACAGCTACTAGAAAGAATAAACAAGAACTCTATCGGAATGGAAGATTTTTTCGATGGATTTTTTAATGCAACAACAGATAACTATCCACCATATAATTTGGTATCTGTAAACAACATTGAATCCAGACTAGAGATCGCTCTTGCTGGTTTCAAGACCGAAGAGGTTGCAGTTTACACAGAGTATGGTAAACTGTTTGTAGAAGGCAAGAAAGAAACCCCAGACACAGAAACAGAATACCATCACAGAGGACTAGCACAGAGATCTTTCAAGAGGTCGTGGACTATTTCAGATGATGTAGAAATTACGTCTGTAGAGTTTCAAGATGGTCTTCTATCTGTTAGACTAGGCAAAATCATTCCAGAGCATCATGCAAGGAAAGATTGGCTTTGACTTGACAACTGATTAAATATACTGTATACTATAAAAACCGTAGAAATTAAATTATGACGGATTCAGCTGCTGGTGCAGCCACTGCACCAATTCAACACAATATTCGCATCGTTACATTAGCGTCAGGAGAGAACGTTATCTGCAACTTCTCTCAGGTTCGTGAGGATGATAAGTTTGTAGCATATCAAATGCTATATCCTTTGATCACAGAGCTTGAGGTAGAGGGTGTTGAAGGGACTCCCGAAGCTCAGTACCGTGTGAACTATCGCCGTTGGAATGTCTTCACACCCTATGAAGATTTCCGACTAAACCCACAACATGTGGTGACTGCCATGCCTCCAAACCAAGAGATCATGGTAAACTATGTACAGAAATTGAAGGAGGCTGGAGTTGATCTAAGTTTCCTACCTAATAATGGAGAGGACATTTTAAATGGCGGAGGAACAACAGGAGAATCGAGTGCAGCTGCTGCTACTGCGGGACCAGTGGATAGTAGCGAGAGTTGAGGAACTGGGTGGGGTAGAGTTTGGTGATCCAGACTGTGTACTATCCCACCCTAAACATGTACAAGATGACGGTGAATTAATATCATGGCCTCCTCATTCTGAGGATGGTGAAGTTGTTATCAGATCATCTGATATACTATGCTTGGTAGACCCAAGTAAAAAAGTGCTCGCTCGCTACATTGAATCTGAATGAAGTTCTACACAAACGTTGAACAAGCTGGCAATCGTTTGCTAGTGCGTGGTTATGATGCAGGTAGTGCGTTCGCATACAGGGTGAGTTTTAATCCCACCCTGTATGTTCCTACAAAAAATTATACTGAGTGGCGTACACTCGAAGGGGATTGTGTGGAACCTATTAAGATGGGTTCCATCAATTCTGCTAAAGACTTTATCAAAGAATATAAGGAAGTACCTGACTTTGATATCTATGGCAACAGAAGGTATCTCTATCAGTACATCACAGAAGAACATCCAGAGGATGAGATCAAATATGATACCTCTCGTATTCGGGTATTCAACATCGATATTGAAACTGCTGCTGAGAATGGGTTTCCCGATATCGAATCAGCAGATCAAGAAATATTAGCGATCAGTATTAAGGACTCTTATTCTGGTCGCATTGTTGTCTTTGGTGCAAGACCATTTGACAACAAGCATGATGATGTAGATTACATGCACTTCAGAACAGAAGAGTCCATGCTGACAGCATTTTTGCAGTACTGGAATGAAAATTGTCCTGATGTTATTACGGGTTGGAACGTACAGTTGTTTGATATTCCCTATATCGCTCGGCGTATTGATAGGTTACTCGGTGAAAAAGCTGCTAAGTCTCTTAGTCCTTGGAAGCTTATATCTTCGAGGGAAATCTACATTAAAGGAAGGAGACAAATCGCTTACGATCTTCCAGGAATTTCAACTCTGGACTATCTCGAACTATACAGGAAATTCACTTATACAAACCAAGAAAGCTATAGGTTGGATCACATCTGTATGGTTGAACTTGGAGCAAGAAAGTTAGATCACTCTGAGTTTGATACATTCAAAGAGTTCTATGAAAAGGACTGGCAGAAGTTCATTGATTACAACATCCATGACGTTAGGTTGGTAGACCAACTTGATGACAAGATGAAACTCCTTGAACTTGCATACACTATGGCATATGATGCTAAGGTGAACTATGAGGATGTATTTTCTCAGGTTAGAATGTGGGACAACTACATCTATTGTGAATTAAATAAAAGAAAGATTGC